TCTCTTCGCGATATCTTATATTTATGTTATTATATAGCGTTAAAAGGAAGGAGTAACCCCAGTAGAGGAGGCGTCAGGAGAAGCCAGGGTTTCTAGAAGGGTTCCTAGAAACCCTGAAACAAAATTACCCGGAACACTCCTTCCGGTCAGGAGTATCACCAGTATATGAAGTGCCAGGAGAGGTGGGTTTCTAGAAGGGTTTCTAGAAACCCTGGATTTGAGCTTAAAGTTAAAAAATATAATAACCATAATAATATGCCCACCACAACTTACAAGAATGCACGCGTGTGTGAATGTGGATATAGCACCTTTCATCCTGGAAATTGGAGCACTCACAAAAGAACTTGCAAGATAGTAACAACGAGTGATAAAGATCACATAGCAACATTGAAAAAAGAGTTGGAGGATACCAAGGAGACTTACCAAAGGCAGCTTGCTGTAAAAGACGAGCAGCTAGCAGCAAAGGATCGTCAAATCGAGCAATTGATTAAGAAGCCGAGGACCGTGAACAACACCACCAACAACCGTTACGTAGTAGAGCAGCACATTAACGTCTTTGGTAAGGAGTCTATCAATCACATCACCCCCGCACAGATCCGTTCCTTGCTGGCCGACCCGGTGAATGCGGTGCCTCAGTTCATCAAGCTAAAGTACCGGAGGGCACCGGGTGGTGTGAACAACAATGTGCGGATTCCAAAACAGAAGCGTGCTATTTACCAGGTTGTGGTTCAGAGAGAGGATGGGGAGAAGCAGTGGGAGAATCAGGCGAAGGGGGACGTTTTAGAGCAGCTTTACGATGACAATTCGGGCGAGTTGGAGGTTGAGGCGGACGAGGATACGCGCGAGGGGTTACGTTTTTTGGATCACCAGGATAGGGTGAAGGAGAGTGCGAGTGGTACTGGCGGTGGCCGGCGGTACAAGGAGCAATTAGACAAGATCCATTGCGTGATCAGTAATTAACGCCTCAGTAAGTATTTTGGAGTACACGCATTCCGTGTACTCCAAAATGGAATTAATTTATTTCCACTTTTTCGCACACGTAAATATTTCGTGACCACTTTTCCATTTGCTTGTGGTATGTTACGCATTGTCGCCTCTGGGAATCCACTATTCCAGAAGGCTTTTGCGGATGGCCGTTTGTATGTTGTCCCCTTTTTCCTATAGGTTTTATTGGGTGGTGAGTTACGATGAATTTTACCTGCTTTCACAGGCTTTCCAATCCCATACCCCAATTCAAGCATTCCTTTCCTAAATTCTTCGAAGGCCCTGGCTTCTTGTCTAGTTTGTCTAGTTTGTGGCATTGCATACTTAACACACAGAAAAAAAAAAGGGTGGTGTTGAAATGTCCTTTTTATGCTTGTTGCTATACAATCTTGCGTGACAGGAAAAAAATGTGGCATGAATATAAATGACGACTGCGTCACCTACCGCAGGAATAGATAAACTTGATTTGTTGTTCAAAGATAGGCTGGGGCGATTGGGTTTTGATTCCAAATTACCATGGTACGAGGAGAAGCAGGCTTTTCCAGAGTTGATTCCGGCTGAAGTGGTCATGGGTGACAAGCTTCCATTTGATCTCCCTTCCCTACTTCAAGGCGGTCGAATTCAAATAAATTTGAATAATAAAAGTTTTGACAGCCAGGGGGGAGAGACATCAGCTGACAGTGGTGTTGTGAAAGCACGAATACGAGTTCCTTTAAGGGCTGTACGTGCCTATGGAGAAGAAGCGTTCTATGTTTTCGTGTGTGATGAATTGAAAAACTCATGTAAAAAGTTCGGTCATGTTGTTGAGATACTGAAGGAAGAGGAAAATGTTATAGATGTTATTGAAGACGACTTCCACGTGCTGAATAATCACGTGATTTTAAGTGATTCTACATTGCCAGTCGAATCAGTTCTTTTCGTTTCCTTCTACGAGTACATAGGAAGCAGGGGTTTGGTAGTTACGAACAGTGCAGTAGCCCCTGCAGTTCAGCAAGTAGTTCAGCAAGTAGTTCAGCAAGAAACTACCGACTCTAGGGGAATTACTATTCGCACAAGTGATGAAATTAGTGAGGGAATTATGAATTTTTTTTACAACGACTTGCGCTTTAAAGAATCATTTTCGCGAATGACAACTGACGATTTGCGCAAAGGAGAAGAGACGTTACAAAATGAGTTGAGTCTAATGGGTAGACAAGAACAAGAATTGAATCTAATAAGGCAACAGATCCCTTTGTATCTGAGCGATTTGTCTGTTTCGCCAGGGTACGAACATTTCAACTCCAATGTTTTTAAGTCCTATTTTGACACTCGTATGTTGGATGTTACAACCGACGATATTCGAGTAGGTACGAACAAATATCTTTCAGAGACGTCTCTTCTCGAGCTCATAAATAATCATGAAATCTTACGTACGAATTTTGTACAGGAGGCGCCAGAAAATCTGTATTTCACGGAAGAACGTACGAAACAAGTTCTTGAAGACACTTTACTTTCTCTTAATTTTGCTGGACGAATTGTATCAGTTGAAAGCGAATGCCGTGGGAGGCTTTTGAGCGTGAGCTATGATATCGCAACCCTTGAACTATCTGTACAACGTTGCCTTGCAAGCCAAGAACAAATACAAAGTAATATTGAAAGTCTTTCTACAGATTTGATTCTGGAGGGATCTAATTTGTATTACACTGATTCTCGAGTATCTGAGCATGAGGGGTTTCTTTCTGTGAGTGCTTGTCTCGATCTAGTACGTGAAGAAATGAAAAGTCCACCAACACAAAGTGATTTGCTCCCCGTTCTGGAAACTTGGTTTTCCGATAAGTCATTGGATGAGCTTTCAGATGGAGTGAACAGGAAGCTGATCTCTGATGTGGAGATTCGTGAAAAGATATACAGCGAAATGCCCAGATCCACGGACGATCTTTCAGAAGGGAACAACAAATATTTTTCGGACGCTCTGGTTGCAGAGGTACTGAGAAGAACAAGTAGCGACATTCTTGTTGAGGGTGAGTCTAGTTACAAAGCAAGCAAGGTACAGAATGAGATTCAAAATGTAGTAAAGTGTTTGACTTTGGATAAAATTTTAGATGGAGAGACGTACACTAGGCTCTCGGTTGGTGATATTGATCAGATAGTAGACGATAAGTTGACCCCAATGACCCAAAGTATTGATACTCGTCTTACCGGGCTAGATTCTAGGTTGACACTCGAAGTGGGTGAGAGAACAGAGTTAGGGTACCTTTTGGAGAACTTGAATGTTCCTTCTATTCAACTTAGAATAGACGCGGATGTTTTATCCGTTCAGGGGCATTTGGACTCAGTCGAGGAACGATTGCAAGAATGTTGTTCAGTGCAAGAACACCTAAACACTTCATTGGTACCAGAAGCAGAAGCAAGTTTGTACTTTAATACCGAACGTTGTTTGTCTGTTTGTGAGCCGCTACTTGTTTCAGCTCTTAGCACTTGTGAACGTTCGCTTATGCCATTGAACACAAGACTTGCAGAGCTTCAGACACAAGTGAGCGCCGGGGGTCTTGTGAGTTCTATGATGATCGAAAGACATGACATTTTAGAGGCGAATGTGAGTGTTGCGTTTTTATCCGTGTCCGCTCAGCTACACGATTTAGACGCTTCGCAGGCAGATGATAGGAAGACATTACACGATTTACTGGAGAGCTCGGTCGCCACCGAACAATCACTTACTGAATTGAGTGTATGTTTTCCAAATCTAGTTTCAGAAATTGGTGCAGCAAACGAAAAAGTGAATTCGATTTCTGAGGAAATAACAGAAAACTTCGAGACTTTGCAAGCATGGAAAGATGGGATTGACTCGTGGAAACAGAACTTTCTACAGGTCACCACTGAGAATCTTATAGAGAATAACGCTCATTTGTTCTTCAACGCGGAGCGGTCGCTTAGTGTTCATGGGCCTCTGTACGAGCGCGTTTCAGCTGTGGAGAGCAATTTGACGACATTGAAAACGTCATCAGCAACACTCAGTGACGATCGTCTCAAATCTGAGGAAGTTCCTATATCTAACGGTATTGCTGTTGTGAGTTCACTGACACCGCTTCGGTACAAAATGGTGTTGTCACTTGGTCAGAACGAATCAGAAGCTTTTGATGATGTTGGTTTCATTGCCCAAGATGTGGCACAGATAGAGTCGTTAGCTCATGCAGTAGTACCGGGAACAGAGACAGTGCCATTCTCTTTAGACTATCATTCAATCATTACTTATGCTGTTGCTGCCGTGAAAGAAACGATTTTGAGTGTTTCAAGTCTTGACGCAAAGTATGAAGATTTGGATGATAAGGTTGAACAAGACCGTTCTAACTTTGACACCCGATTTACAGAAATGTTTCGCACTGGTGTGAATAGTGATGATTTACAAGAAGGTGTGCGAAATAAGTTTGCACCTGAGTTCACTGGGATTGCTCTGAAACTTGAGGAGTTCAAGTTTCTGTTACAACAAATCGATACCGACCAAATTCCACAGGGCGAGGTGAACCTATATAATCAGCAGGAGACAGCCATCACTACAGATGATGTACCAGAGGGTAATAATTCGCTTTATTTTACAGTCGAGCGGTGCCAGCTTATTTTGGATGATCTAGTTAAGGACATTCATGTTGATGACGTCACTGAAACAGATACAAAAGGATTTCTTACGCTCTCACGGCTTCTACATGAACTCAAGTTTGTCACGGCAGATCACATTGGAAATGGTTTGACGAACAGATTTTTGAATCGTGACACATTCATTGACCTCGGGATCACGACTGAAGATATACCAGAGGGGGAATCTAACATGTACCTAACGCCCCATCGCGTCAGGGAAGCTGTCACTGGTATGTCGATCGACTTGTTTGCTGATGGTAACACAAACCTTTTTTGTTCTAAAAATAATGTGCAGATTCACCTAGGTTCATTGAACACTGATGACCTACCGGAAGCGCCAGGCAAACGGTATGTCTCACGAGATGCGTTTTTTGAGCTGAATATCTCCGTGGGTGACATTCTAGATAACGATACCCTAGCGAGAAGAAGCGAAGTGAACGAACAACTACAGCTAACACTTTCTGTGGCTACACTTAACCTGGAGAGTCAAATCAATCAAGCACAGTCTACACTTGAAGTTAGTCTTTTGAGCACAAATAACAGCTTGAGCACCTCACATGCCGGTCTGAGCAGTAGCTTGAGCACTTCTCATACAATTTTGTTGGATACATTGAGCACGTCACACGCAAGTCTTCGCAGTAGCTTGAGCGCTTCCGACGCTAACTTTCAGAATAGCTTGAGCACTTCTCATAATCTTCTCTCACAAGATATTCATCTAAGTCAAAATGAAATAAACACTTTGTATTCTTTGGTATCAACTAGCTCAACCCAAATCGAGTTAAACAATCAACTCATAGCTGATAACACTCTCAGTATCAACAACAACGCAAGTTCTATCCTGGATGTATCGTTGAAAGTCACAGAAGTGGACATGACGCTCAGTCTTGGGTTTTTGTCTCTTTCGAATGAAGTCTCCTTAATCACTCAGGATTTGAATGGACTTACGACTGAACAGATTGCAGAAACGAGCACTAGAAAATACGTAAGCAAACGCGCAATGAGTGATATGCAAATTACAACAGATGAAATCATACAAGGCAACTCCAACAAATACACAACAACTGCAAGCGTCAGGGATGTTCTTGCCAGCCTTACTTCTTCAGATTTGCCTGAAGGCACTTCCCATCTATATGTCAGCAAAACTAATGTGATAAATACAGGTTTGAAACCGAATGAACTCAATGATTTCTCAAATTCAATTGACGTACACCTTGCTTCCATTTCCACAGACAAATTGCCCGAAGGAAGTCAAAATCAATATTTTACCAAAGAACGCGTCCGCTACGCTCTTTCTACAGCATCAACAGATGACCTCATTGAAGGAACTGGCAACAAGTATTTCACCAGTGATAGGGTGCATGCAATCATCTCCGCATCCTCTTCCTCGGATATTCAAGAGGGCTCAAACTTGTATTTCACTACAAACCGAGTTCTTGAAACGATTTCTGTTGCCACCTCAGATGCTCTGCCACAAGGAACAACAAACCTATATCTCACGAAATCTAACTTGTTATCACTAAACTTTGATGTCTCCGAACTCAACAACTCGTTCAACTCGTTGCTGACTACAGACTCCTTCCTGTCTCAGGTGAGTACTAATTTGACCACGGATCTCATACAAGAGGGCAACCAAAAATACGTATCTCGCGAATCTCTTCTTTCAGTTCTAGAACAAAACCTCATCTCGACCGACAGCCTCAAAGAGGGCGATACCAATATCTATTTCACACACGATAGAGTCAAACATGTTATAGACGAAACTTTCGACACCAAATTTGAAGCTCTCTTCCAATCCAAAACAACTGACGATTTACCTCAGGGACTGGACGTCAACAATTTCTACTTTACTGAAACCGCCCTCACACAAACACTAACTTCGTCACACATCATAGAGACGGGTATCACCGCTGAGAATATAGGCGCTAGACCAGCTTCATTGTCTATCAATGCACTCGAAATTGTTGAAAGTCCAAATGCGTTATTTTTCAACACGCAACGTTTTGACCAAGAATTTCAGCAAAAAACAACTGACGATCTCATCGAGGGGAACAACCATTTTTTTAGCAAGGATAGGGTCATACAAGCACTTAGTAGTATTGGTGATCTGTCTGTCGTTCTGACATCAACCTCACCAGGCCTACTGGAAGTTTTAATATCAGTTTCGGACCAGCAAACGCTCGGGGCGAAAATACATTTGCTTTTGGAAGGTGAAACTTTTATGACGCAAGAGAGTTTCGAACTCACCAATGCTTCTATCTCCAAAACATTCACAAATCTCAACCCGGAACACCTTACGGTGACTACAAAGCTAGAAACTCGATATGGCTCGCAGAACGACGAGCAACACATTGTTGTTGCCGGGGAGCTGCCTTCTATTACGAGTATCACGTTCGCAGAAATCACACCCGGGTTCTCAGACAAAATTCTCATCAGTCTAGGTGGTCACGGGAATTGTGAACTACTAATCTCTTCAAACAATTATGAAATTTACCACGGTTCTGTCAACCTTTTCGAGCAGTCTCAAGTCGAAATAGCTTTATCTTGTGTCTTTGATATAGCAAATTTTATTCTGCGAAGAAATGGCGTTGTGCTGCACAGTGTCTTTGAAACAATGAATGTTGGACTCGTTCTACCAATGAAGAGAACATTTGATATTACAACAAACACACACTTTGATGCGTTACAAACCACCCCCTTTGCTGGAATCATAATTAGCATTCAAGACGACACGCGGGACGTCACACTGGATGGCAATAAGTTCCACTCAAATGAAAACCCTTTGGGTGCGATACTTTCTGCAAGACAAAATTTCATCAATTATGGAACTTCCGCAGGAAAATTGACAACAAACTTAATAGATGGAGTCAACGCATTTATATTGTTTTCTTAACCATGTCCACGTTAGTACTGCCGCGGTTGCTGCTGCGCTCGTCGCCCCCCTCGTCGCCCCCCCCCCCTCGTTGCCCCCCTCGTCGCCATCTTCGCTCCAATCATCTTCGCTTCCAACCTCCCCGCCACCATCATATTTATAATCATCCTTGCATGAGAATGATACCAGGGCAGCATCGAGCGTGGAAAGCTTGTCTCAAACGAATGTGCTGAGAGGAGGCTCGTCAGAAATTTGTAGCTCCTCATACGAGATGGGTGGATAGACAAGGGGGAGGATATCGAGGAGGCTGTCGAGAGGGTTCAAAAGAGGATTGGCGACGTCTGGCACGTCCGCGAGCGGGTGGGCGTCGACGTCGCTGACGGTGCTGACGGTGCTGAAGGTGCTGACGGTGCCGTCAGTCACAATCCTTTTATTCTTCATCTTGTCTGACCATGCTCGTACCATGTTTCTGATCACCCTCTTTTCAAAACCGAACTTTTTGGTAACAAAAGGCCAGTCGATCTCTCCTGTTCTTGTTCTTTGTCGTTGTGTCACACAGAAGGTGATAATCGTTTTCATTTGCTCTTTCGACAGACGCAGCTCCTCGTGCTTTACCGTGAACCTCTTGTGGTACTTTGTCACGAACATCTCAAAACGACCATCGTGGGTGACAATGACAGGTGAGCGATCGCTCACTGCGCACACTGCGTGAGACATCTGCGCACGAGTTCACTGTATGCCTAGCACATGTGAACGAGACCACAGGGGACGTGATTTCCAGAGGCCCCCTGTCCTAGCTAAATCTTGAAGCCAAAGGCAAGTGGATTGACAACCACATTGAAGTCCATGGGAGAGTTGTGTTTAAATGCGGTGACGAAATCCCCTCTAAACTCATCCCAGCACGTGTTTTCTATTTTGACGTTTTTGAGTTCTGTAACTGGGTGCATGAGTTCTTCCTCGTCAAAGTCAAGTTTGTAACCCTTCTTGAAGTTCTTGAAGAAGCATTTTCGATTAGCTTCGACACAAAACGTGTAATCAATTGGTCTGTTTCTCTTACGATTTGCTGTGACACTGAATCTTTCTGCTCCCTTGAAGTCTAATTCTATGCCGTGAACGTTTTTTATGCTTACGTTGCAGTTTGGTGGCACGATTCCATTCAATGGGTCCCAGCTACGTGAGTTAGAAAGTACGTCGAGAATAACAAGTTGTGGTTTGTTGTTAGTTTTATCCCTTGTGAATGTTTGAATTTCGAGTCTGGCACCATTCATCCACCTTGACTCTAATTGAAATGCATTAAAAAGTAACATTTTTTGGGGTGGCATACCCTGCAAGGGTGATACATCTGCCACCCGAAGGTGTGGTGGTATGAGGTGGTCCATTGATTGTGAATTCATGAGCGAGTAACAAACCCACAACGAATTCTGCGCAATTCTGAGTTTCATTTATTTTCATTATCGTTTAGCTTCCTTTTAAGTATTAGACAACCTACTCCCATATGGTATCACCTCTGCGTCAAACGCGAGTGCGCCACCACGTACACAGGCTCGCTGCCAAGTTGTCCCGCGAGGAAGGCCTCGAGCGCCGATTATTTTTATTTAGCACACGAATCAATCTTATCTTTTGTGAGAGCCCTAGTATCGACATGGTCGAAGCGAGTTGGGACAGGTGCATTGACCGTAGAAATGTCATCGCGCCAGAAGTTCAAGTCGTTGCATGATTTTTTGCTAAACTTGTTAAAGTCCCTTCCTGATATAGGATTGAAGAAGTCCTTGGCATTCACTGCCTGGCTGGGCTGGGTGAGAGCAGAAGTCTCAGGTGCTGGAAGCGGGGTGGCGTGGTTTCTCTTATAAACGTACCCGGATTTGCTTAATATATCGAATTGGTTTTTGAGGTGGCTTTCCGTGTCAACTAGGTTGGCTGGTGGTGCATCTGCCAGGCGGTCTAGCTGTAGTCCATAGGACATAGCTGGTAGATCGGCAGCCTGCATTCGTACTGAATTCAGATAGTAATCTGAAACATCAGTTGACTGCTTGGTGTTCGATAAATCTGCAAGATGTCCGGCTTCTTTGATGGCATCAAAGGTCTCCATTGTGTTAATATTGTGTACGATTTTTTTAATTTGTAAAGATACAAATGCATTGCCAAAGGATGAAGCCAGCCGAATTCAAGTACGTGACACCCCAGGGGGTGCAGAAGGAAAAACTTAACAAGGGGGTTCCTCAGGTGGACATGTCGATATTGGAGGTATCGGAGAGTTTTCATGCACCACCAGCCTATTCTGTGTCGAATGACGCGTTTGTGAGTTATCCTCCCACAAATGTGAAGGTTCCAGATCGTACGCCTCGTTTCTACAAATCCTCAACACCAGAGCATGTGAAACCCCACAATTTCGTCTGTGACTATATGGAACTCGAAGGGCAGACGAGTGGAAAACAGCCTGTGGAATCTATCAAACACAATGCGCAACGCAAACTTTGAATAACAATCACTCTTTAGTTGGGAGCCTAATAAGACTACTGCAACTTTTAGGACGTGTGTAACTCTAACATTTAAAATAAAAACCTAGGATATGTAAAATCAAACATGGCACCACACTTAGAAACGATCAGAGGGACCACCACACTTAGGAACGATTGGAATAATGTACCTGATAATGCACCTGATAATGCACCTGATAATAGAAGGGTGCCTGATTCGATCACGACGAAAATGTGGGGAAAAGATGGCACCTTGATCACGACGAAAATGTGGGGCACCACATTTAGGAACGATAATAGAAGGCTGCCTGAAGATGATGAAGATGATGGCGAGGGGGGGCTGGGCGAGGATGACGATACAGCCGAACAATTACCCTGGAAGTTTGCAAAAGACCTAGAGTGGGGGAAAAATAATCAGATTCCAACATGGACTGAAAATGGTACAGAGTTTATGATACGAGTTGTGCTGCACATGCAGCGCTTGAAGAAGAAGGATAGGTGGCAGAGACCGATTTTTTATGGACCCAAGACTGAGTGGAAAGAAATCATAGGTGAAGAGTATTTATTTAGAGCGAGATCATTTAACATTGAAGACGGCGAGGAACCTTCTCTACAGGGTCATTACAATAGCAAAGATGAGTCGTTGTACCCCAAGCTAATCAAATCTTTTAATGGTGCAAAAGAATATCAAAAACTTGAAATTACAGACATTGGTGAGATCGCTGAAGGTGTTACCCTAAGCAGGGGGGAGGATGGACAAATAACTTGGGAAGGTACTAACCCTGAGACTGGGAAAACCGAGAAAGCACCCTTCCGTTATTATAGGCAACATCCTATACTCACTATAATTTATTTGTTTTTCATGCACAAGAAAGAGGGAACATTGTTCAAAAGTTTAAAGATTAATCGTGGTGTTCTGCATATGAAAGCATTAGGATACAGTACATCAGAACTTCGTGAATATTACCAAGACCTAAAGTCCAAAGGTCTATATTAAGAATGAAAAAATATATATTATAATAATAAATGAGTGGTGATTGTGAAGTTGGAAAGGGCGGAATCATAAAATGCGTTGAAGGCCATAAGCCAGGCGATGACGAAGGTGGCGGGAACTCTCAGTGGGTAGGGCTTTCGATAGGAGCGTTTTTATTGATTGTGGGTGCTTTTATATTTACACGTAGAGAAAGACCGAAAAGTCGAGGTTTGAGGTGAATGTAGAAAAATCATCCCTCGCCCTAGCCCTCGCCCGCGGCTGGTGGCGGTGGCGATGGCACTTGCAAAACACTGGATGCATGGAAGGAGGCGCAACGCAACGAGAGCGAACTGAATGCACTTCGCGCGAGGGCGGAGGCGGGCGACGCGCGCGCGATGCAGTCGGGTGTGTCTACCCCCACTGGTACCGGGTGGGGTGGAAATCAAATTTGGGGTGGAACGCCTTCGGCGCCGACCCAAAATTTTTCCGACCCAAAATTTTTCCGACCCAAAATTTTTCCGACCCCAAATATTTTACAAGACCCTCAAAGGTTTTGGTTTCTATAAAAAGTTTTCAAAATTTTTGTGTCCCCCCCCCCCCCTCTTCTCTTCGTGCTATCTTTATTTTGTGTTATTATATTACGTTAAAAGGAAGGAGTAACTCTAGTAAGGGAGGTGACAGGAGGTGCAAAACACTGTATAGCCTTTGTATAGAGGTCTGTGTGGCGCAACATTAAAAGGAAGGAGTCCCCCCAGTAGAGGAGATATCAGGAGAGGTAAACACTGTATAGCCTTTGTATAGAGGTTTTTTTCTCTTAAAGACAACAAAAATATAGGAGTTTATCAAGTAAAAATGGTACATGCATATAAAGAGCCACGGATCTGTGAGTGTGGATACACAACCATTTTGTCTAGTAATTGGTCCACACACAAGAAGAGATGTAAGCAAGTCACCACGAGTGATAAAGATCACATAGCAACATTGAAAAAAGAGTTGGAGGATACCAAGGAGACTTACCAAAGGCAACTAGCAGAGCAGAAAGAGCAGATGAAAGAGCAGCTAGCGGCGAAAGATAAACAAATTGACGAATTAATACAAGTAGCAAAGAAACCAAGGACTACTACAGTTAATAATACTACTAACAAGTACGTGGTGGAGCAGCACATCAACGTCTTTGGCAAGGAGTCTATCAATCATATCACCCCTGCACAGATCCGTTCGTTGCTGGCCGACCCGGTGAACGCGGTGCCTCAGTTCATCAAGCTAAAGTACCGGCGGGCACCGGGTGGTGTGAACAACAATGTGCGAATTCCGAACCAGAAGCGTGCTATTTACCAGGTGGTGGTTCAAGGGGAGGATGGGGAGAAGCAATGGGAGAATCAGGCGAAGGGGGACGTTTTAGAGCAGCTTTACGATGACAATTCGGGCGAGTTGGAGATTGAGGCGGACGAGGATACACGAGAGGGGTTACGTTTTTTGGATCACCAGGATAGGGTGAAGGAGAGTGCGAGTGGTACTGACGGTGGCCGGCGTTACAAGGAGCAGCTGGATAAGATTCATTGCGTGATTAGTAATTAATCTATCAATTTTCGTGTACTCCAAAATGTTTATCAGCTCGTTTTAAAGTTGTGTGTATTATTCCGTGCCTATGTAAATGGCAACTGTGAGCGATTTCGGTAGCCTTGAAATCAAGCAGTTACGAGTCCAAAATGACATCTCCGCAGTGAGATATGGCACTGAGATCATGGATAAAGATTTAATTTTTAAGGTGGGTGACATCTCAAATCCGAATCAGTCGATTCGATTTTCGGTGCACGATGGCGAAAGCTACAAGGACGCATTTTCAGTGGATTCCAATGGGTTTGCTGTGTCGGATTTAGCAATGTCTGGTCCTTCTAGCGGAGTGATCGGCATCGATGAGCTTGTTAAATTAGGGGAAATGCGAGTGCAGCACTTTAATGATCATAACAATGAACGAGCAGGAGAAATCGTGTTCTCTGTAAACATTGGTGATACAGACGTAAGGACAGTGGATATTTTATCACTTTCTCCGGAGGAGGTTTCTATCAGTACGGATACTGTCATGCAGGGAACGTTGAGTTGTAATAGTTTGAATACAAGTACGATTGCATGTTCCGGTAACGAGTTCAGACCTGTGGTAGCAAGTTTCAGTCATCCTTTGGGTTCTAACAATGTGACTATAGAAAGAGGCGAAAGCGGGGTTGTGATGCTCTCTGGTCCACTGAGGTCTGAGGAGAGTAATGTAACGGTTTTGAATAACAAAGTTTTGAATAGTGAGACTGTCTTTTCCACGTGTTGTTCTGTCAGCAAGTTTAGTATTCGGCACTGGGATGTTTCAGAGACAGAGGACGGTGATTTAAGTCTCACGGGTCCCGGGCAAGTGCGGGTTCCGGACTTGTCAACGTCCATTGTTGCTGCGGAGGATATTAACTGTGATAGATTTGAGTGTTCTGTTTTGAGTGCGAAAGAAATGAGCCTGGATGAGTGTGTCACTTCTGTGTTGTCTGTTTCAAAACTTCTGGTAGAATCTATAGACTGTGGCGAGTGCTTGGATTTACCAAGCTCGTCACGGATGATGCTTGGTACAACCACTATGAATTTTGAAGATGATGGTATAACTGTGAGCGGACTGGACTCACTTAAGTCAGTGGTATTATCCAGTGAGTCTTTGATGAGCGGTGGATTGACTTGCAAGAGTGGGGTTTTGAGTGTTTTGAGTGTGGAAACAGAACGATTAATTGTTGGTCTGGGTCAGGTGACATCGCTATCTGCATCCGAAATCATTGCTGACGGAGAGACGCGCCTGACAACTCTGAGCTGTTCACAGGCGACCGCGAGCAAGATCAACTGTATCGGTCTATCTGTGAGTGGGGGACTGGTTACTGGTGATCTTCTTGCTGTGGGTATGTTTAGTGTCATCAATGATTCAAACTACATTAAACTTGATGCAGACAATTTTGTGACAAATGGCGTGAAATCCACTAATTTGAGTTGTGCACACGCTTTCACGGACAATAGTTTTTCATCCAGCATTTCGTGTTCGGAACTGCGCGCACATACATGCATTGGTGACAAAGCGCAATTTAATGAGGCGGAGACAGATGACTTGAACGTCAGCGGCCGCGCGTGTATGCAACATCTCGAGACGTTTAGCTTAACAATGAAGGGTGAAAAGAACAATACAGTTATTAGCAGCAATGAAGAGAGCCTTTTGACAGTTTCTCATGGAATGATTACACCGGTCGTGTCAACCAGTTCTCTTGGTTTGAGTGGGACTTTAACGTTTCACAACAATCAAAACGACCACATCGAGTTACGTAGTACAACAGACGGATTAGTAACGAATTCTAGTTTGATCTGTCATACAGTGAAGTCTACTGATGCGTTGCACAATAGATTGACTTGCACGAGAGTAGAATGTGACGACCTAATTCTAACAAACCACAATTTTTCGACAGACAAGTTTAGTTTACGTCATTCAAATACGACCGATGCACTGGTTTTTGATGATTCTGGATTACAGATAAGTAAAAGTTTGACTATTGATTTCGGCGATGATTCAAATGTGGTGTTACAAGACGGCCTTCTTCAAACTTCGCGCGAGTTTGTCATATCTTGCTCAAAATTATCTTTACCAGACACTGAAGTTGCCTCTTTGAGTACAAACTCTTTGGTTTGTGACAATGTCAGGGCATTAGCTGGAAATATCATGGTGGAGTCGGGTATGAATATCACTGGTAATATTTCTACATCGCAAATGATGAGAGGTAAAACATTGCATGCCGAGTCGGGTGTTCTAGAGCAAGTGCTCTCAACCCAGTACGTGTACACAGAGCGAATCAACGTTAGCAAGGCAAGTGGTCTGCACCAGCTTTCAGGTCAGGGAGTTGACGTTTTGCTGGATGGTGGCATACTCGAATGCAAAGTAGGAGACGGAGCTAGCTTCGTTTTTGACGAGTTTTCCTTTCAAATGTCAAGAGGTTCAATGCATTTTAGTATAGAAAACGGTGTTTCTGAAACCACGATAACCTCCTCAAACGACATAGTCTTCAATAAAGACTTGAGTGTGAGTCATTTGAGAAGTGAAACTCTTGATGTCGACTCAATTACCGGAACAACGTTGAGAATAGCACCAAGTCTTGTGGTCTCGTCGCATGTGTCGATTGCAGAATCGTGCGTAATTCAAGGGGGGTTAACAACAGGAGCTATCAGCTGTTCCTCCATTGCAAGTAGTAGTTTTCATCAAGTAAGTACGATTCACCCCACCAATGGTGGGGTGCACTTTATTCAAGATGAAGACATTTTTTTAACTTTGTCCCGCGATAGTCTGATTCTGGGGAAAGAAGAAGAAGAAAACAATGCCAGAATAGATATCAAAGCCTTGCCTTTTCGTGACGGAATACGCGTGACTTCTGATGATAAAAGTATCATAAAACTGCAGACCGATACACGTAAAGCTCTCGTCCTTCAGAACAGAAGGAATTCCGACGAATGGACTGTTGGTGTAGGAAACTACCCACTTGAAAAAGAAAACACATTTGGAGTGTATTTTAATGATGAGGCATTCCTTCAAATGGATTGTATCAATAACAAATTGCTCTTACAAAAAGACACTCTTGTGGAAAGACTAAGTGTTGCGTCACTAGATATTGGCGGCACTGCACCGACCATTACAATAAGAGACTGCACCTTCACTGTTGCAAGTGGACTGGACGATCATATGATTTTGGACTGTAAATCCCTGGCCATCTCGAATGTACTTTCTGTGTCTGACGTTTTATTCTCAGTGATGAGTCCCTCGTCATTTTCTTCTGAATTGAACATTAATAATAACAAAATCATTAACTTAGGAGATCCAGTGAACTCTGGGGATGCGATTAACAAAATCTTCCTTGAGCAGAGCCTTGCCGACTTGTTTAGAGCGGAACGCGTCTTTACTGCTCCCATCTACTGGAGCCCAGTGGATGACACTACGCTCCGCTCGTTTGCTCTGGGCTTGTCGTACACCAATCCACTGAACGAATCTGACGCACAACTTTCACTGGAGATTCTTTGTGGGACGGAATCAAACCATTCTTTAAGGGTAGTTTCTGGTCTAGATGGTTCAAATTCTCTTCTCGAAGTTTTTGCCTCTGGAACCATTCATATTACTTGTCCAGTCACAATTGATGATTCAATCACTCTGGCTAATACGACACTTTCGTCTGAGGTGGAGGCTCTGACGATCACAGGAAATTTTAGAAGTGATGGTGTTGGAATCGGTATTGTTCCCGTTTTTCCTCTTCACGTGTTCAGCGAGACAGATGATGACTGTGCCGTGTTACAATCGCTATCTACGATGGCTCGGACAACCGTGGAGGCACTGGGTGATGAGGCAGACCAGGCAATGATCACTTGCAAGGTCGGATCAAACGGGTTTTCGTCTGGTTATTTAGCGTCATCTGATTCATATATAGTAGCATCAAGTAACGACCTGTCGCAAAATACACACCTGGTGATTGATCGAACAACAAGCCTGGTGCAAACTGCAGGTAATCTGCGACTCATAAAACCTGAAGGCAATTTTAGCATCGAGGAGTTAGGGGCGACAACTTTTTTTGCTGACAAAAACTCAATCAAATTCAACAATTTTGATATTTCTTTCGAAAATTTCTCCGTAGATCACAAATTAGGAAATCTAAGTTTGTTGAATCTGAGTAGTTTTGGGGCAAGAATAACTGGTTCAACGGAAATCTCAGAATCACTAAAAGTAAAGAATACAACATTCTCGGAGGACGAAATAGGTGATTTAACTGTCGATAAGAAAATGATCATTCCTGGTGTGGAAACCAATACGATTTCTTTACAAGAGAGAATCGGCTTCAATATTTTTCAAGATGACGCTGACGTTTTGAGGTTCCGAGAAGATGGCTTAGCATCACTTCTTCACTTTGACCAGCAGGCAGAGTCAATTAATTTCTCTTTTGCATCTCTGCCAAACTCTAATGGCAGAGGCGCCCTTTTTGTAGCCGATAGCCCAATTTTAACTCTTAAAAAACAATGCGTGAACATTGATACGACCGTAGAGAATGCGAAACTGAACGTTTCTGACGAAAATGGACCTCAATTGTCTCTCATGAACCCTTCCAATACACCAACAAGTGCCAATTTCAATGTTGATGATTCTGGTGACTTGCTTGTCACTGCCACGGGGAGAAAATACCAGTTTGATGGCGATATTTCAAGTGATAATCTTGCCACAAACAACTTTCTTTACTTTGGTAATGTCAAAGAATGGCGCCTCGGTGTGACAGATACTGGTTCATTCGTCATACAACATCACTCCCTGGGAGGCTACGTAACTAAAACTGAAGTCTCATTAGATTAATTATATATTTTATATATTGTTCTGATATGTATGTATGAATAATCCACATATTCAAGCTGATCCCAATGGTCGTGGCCACGTTTCCGTATTTTGAATAAAACTATTGTCACATGTTAAATGAAAGATTTCTTATATTGGAATAATTTGCAAAATCAACTTAGATCTGCACAAGGAATTCCGGAAGAGATACCGACCATGCCAGACGAAACCACTACAGCTGCAGATATTTTAGACTTTAACACAAACACCATCTTTCATGTGGCAAGTCAATCGGCTGATACAAAAGAGGCAGTTTATTTGTTTGCTTCCTCTCCAGAAGATTGCACAATCTTTGTTAGAATCATTTCATCAAGTTTGCTTACCAGTAATGGTACAAAAACAAGAATTACGAACTGGCCATCAACAATTGACGCATTAACAATAAAAATACGCTCAAATCAACCTTCACCCACTTCCATTTTATCTGGGCATGTTGTGAGAAACGGAGCTGCAATATCTTTGATGGCGACAAAGCCCGGTGCCAGAGCATTCGGATTTACAGTCAAGAGTTAGTTAACTCCCCCAATATTGTCACACGTGGCCAGACGTCCAAACCGACCATGTCGCACGAGCTGCCTCGCGATACCACCAAAACCGATTTAAGCAGCGTTATCAAGTAAGTCTTCCTCCTCATCATCAGAAATCAAATTGATTACTTCTATATGAGAGGCAGGACGGATGGTTTTAGTTTTATGATTTTTCAATGGAGTTGTCTTCTCCAGATTTCTTTGAACCCTTCGTTTATGATATTTGTCTAGGAATTTGAATCCTCCAATGGACTCATATTCGAGACGGTACTTGTGACAGCTCTTAGGTGTGTCGTTTCTCAAGCTGAAAACTAATGCTGAGAAAGCTTTTTTGGATATATGGTAGTGCTGTAGTATACAAATCGGTCCTGTGATAACTTCATTTCTAAAACCGTTGCCACCAGAAATTAGCATTTTAAAAACGTGGCCTTCCTGACAAAGTCGCGTCATCATTCCACCATGAACAACAACATTTCCATCATCAAAGAGAAACTCGTACTTTTCTTTCCTCTTAGATGATGGGGTGTTAGATGAAACGTACAACTGGTCTAGGCTGGCTGCGTTTATTAGAAGATCCATCGTTATAAATTAAAATATCTAGTCTTTAATAAGAAGAATGTATCAAAGGGGAGAACCAATAGAACCAATAGAACCAATAGAACCAATAGAACCAGAACCAATCGAGGAATCAAATAGGCGTGTGCGTTCATTCCATGTGCGTTACTCTGTTTCTTTCAGTGTAGTAATATTGTCTGTTACATTTGGTAGTTTCATTTACATTAAATTAGTACGTCCTTTTTTTATCAAAATTGCAGAAGATTATACACACATGTATCAAGTGTAAATGGATGCATAACATGACGTTTCTGCCTCTGTTGGTGAAAAGAAAAAGAGGTCGAACAACTTGTGGCGACACCGAGCCCTCCGTCACAGTGACGGAGGGCTCGGTGTCGCAGCACGTTGCCCTAGTCTTACTGACTGAGGTGCTCGGTGCTATGGAGGACGAACGGGTCCGTACGCCAGGCCGGGTGAGTTTACCCCCATTGGCACCTGGCGCTTGTTCTTGTTCAACACCCAGCTTGTCGTCCTGTCACCCTGGAGGTACACTTACTTATATAGTGGCACACGGAGATCTGAGGACAGCTTGTGGCGTTCGCGCACCAGGTCCCTTACGTTCCTACCCGATCCCCTGTGGTCTTCTGGTACACACAGGTATGTATCGCCTGTTGCTGACCGGCACACTTCACCACGCCTCCCCCCACCCCCACATCCGCCCTTTCTGCCTGGCGTTCCCCGACGCTGTGCTGAGACACTGACACTACCCGCCGCCCTCATCGCCCTCACAGATGTCTATCTTGCTGGGTGTTGGTGCTCATCCTAAGACGTGCTTGGACACGATCAAAGATGAAAAGATCACTCACATCCTCCAGTTCCTCTCCAACAAAGGCAAAAATATCTTTGGTAATGAGACGCCGCCTGAAGGAGTGACCATTGAAGTTGTGAAGCAAGAGGTCATTTCTGACCCGACACGCAATGAGGCGTGGGGGAAGAAGGAAATCAACAAGATGATAGAGTATGCCACGGCTGTGTCCGAAAGGCTCAAGAAGGGCGAGGTGGTCATGATTGTGTGTAACGCTGGCATGAACCGCTCGCCAACTTGCGCATATATCGCTGCACGTCTTACTTGGAAGGAGAAGATCGAGATGCGCAAGCCGGAAGACTTAGCTCTCCAGGAGTTTGTCAACATCTTCGATAAGGAGGATAGTTCCATGCGCCACATGATGCTTGCTAAAGTCTGCGCCGACGGAATCTCCGGTGCGTCCCGCCCGAAGCGCGCTCGCAACAACTGACCTTGTGATGACCACGCGACTGGACTATAAGCCAAGTCTTGATGAAACGTAATCACACAGTGGGGCGATGACTGGAAGGATTAGGAGAGTTGAGTAATCCAAGTTTATGTGTGATGTACAGCACGGTAAAGAATGTGACTCCGCTAACTCCTAGTTCCAGTTTGTTTTCTTTCATCCAATCTGTTATTGGAGAGGGATTATGTGTGTTAGGAATGGTGTTAGGAGTGGTGTTAGGAGTGGTGTTAGGAGTGGTGTTCTGAAAGTCCTTCCTTTGTTCTTCATTTCTTTTCTGGCGTGTTCTTTTAGATTTGTCTGTAAGAGTTCTTCTTGGTGGCAAGAAGGAACCAGTGTCGGCAACAGGAAAGTCGAATGGTGAAAGAGCATCTCCCAGTGTCAAAAGTTGGATTTCAATCATGTGATCGTCTTCACAGTTGTACTTGCTACCCAAGTTGTCCACAAGTTTTATCTTCAAATGATCCAGGCTAATTGGGTCAAATATACGTGGGGTGTTCGTGGTGTTTTCGTATGTGACATACATTTGTATTGATGCTGATTCGTCAAAGGTCTCGTGATTGTTCGACGACATAATGTCGTTCATTGTAGAGTATGAGAGTTTTTGATTTTGTGACAAATCTACCCTAGCAAATACGCCATCAGAGTGTAGCAAGCTATTAGTAATACTCGAGTGTGGTATATTTTCAACAATGACATCTACGTATCTTCTTGGAAATAGGTTAATGGCTCTGAAATTAAGCTCGAATGAATCATATGATGTAATAGAATTATCACCAATAATGGTGTTGTCGTCAGACGAGGTATTAGGACTTACAGTACTTTTTCTCATTTTGAAAATTTGATTTTCGAGTTTGTATGTTTTTCCAGGCGTTGCCCAATTGATAGGGTCATTAGATCTAAGACCTAACTGTTGCAGCATGTCGAATCTACCAGGCTGCTGGCTGAAAAAGATATTCATATTGCTAGGTGAGGTTCGAAAATGTACTGTCCAATTACCCCGGGCTTCTTTGAAGACTGACCAGCCGTTTGGAGTACTGGTATCGTTCCAGTCATACTGTAAGTCCTCATTCACTTGGTAACCATCATGTGGATTCGTTACAGAGTTGAAGAATTCGGAAATAATCAAAGATGCGGTGGGATAGTAACCTGGTTTTAACAATAATCTATGTGATTCCGTACTGGATAGACTTAATTCGATTGGAAAACTTATGTCCCAAATCGTTTCTTCTTGTGTAACCAGCAAGTAATGCTCCATGTCGAGCTGTTTAGATCCTGGGAACGCAATCGATGAGCAGAGCAGTTGATTTCCATTGATGGACTTTATTTTGTATGTTTTGACAATTTTATCTTTGCCTGCACTCCCAGAATCCCATGGTCTTGAAGTCTTGATGAGTTTTATTTCGGGTTTGAGTGTTAAATGAGGATTTAACTCTTGCAGATATTGTATGAGTTCCAGATCGGTTGAGATGTTTCGTATTAGGGGAGGATCCGAGATTGAAATATGCAAATTTATGATGTTGAATCCAGAGATTATATTGTCATTAATTCTTGGAAGCGAAACCTTGTTTATTTGGGCACCAATCACATCCTTGATTATTTTAGATCTTCTATTTGTGAATGAGTTAAAGAAAGCTTCATACTCACATGTCGGTTTGTTTTCACCCCTGAATGCACTATCTATATGAACATATTCGGAAGTCGAGCGCCTAGGTATTGACCTATCCATTTTACACTTACTGCGGATTAAAGGTAAGACTTTATTTACGACAATATAACAATGTACATTTCTCTCATAGATGAGTTGATAAGCAGCCATGGCGCCACAGAACACATTGTACTTGATAAGGCAACATACAAGGTGTCACTGTTGAAAGTGATCGGGAAGAGAGAATTCGTGATTTGCGCATGCGAAACAAAGAATAATTTGACTATGAATGACACAAAGGAGATTTTTGCTTGTATGACTCAATTTATCAAGAACAACGACGAATCCTCTCCTTGTTACAGTTTCATCGATGTGTCCAAGACTGATGCATTCACATTGCAACAACTCAAGTACGCAGCCGAAGCATTTAATGCTGTGAAGAGATTTATCCAGACGCGTCTCGTCGGGAGTGTGATCAAGGTAGGGGAAGATCAGTTCAACGATGGGTTCTTGAGTATGACGTTCAAAAAATTATACACTCCCATTCGACCGATTTGCTGGTATGAAACGGAAGGAGAAGCTTCTGCCTTCGTAACGAAGTGGGAAGAGAAAATGGACGTATAAATAAAAAAACCTGTATAGTAATTAATAATGAAGTCTGAAACAAAATCGGCTAACTCGTCTAGATCTTCTAAATCTTCTCTTTACTATACTCCCAACTCTTCAAGAAGTTCGCCCATCAACACACTCTCAGGGAAAAAGAGAAATGCAAATAAATTTATAAATAGTACTGCAGCCCCTAAGAGAAAAACATCAAGTGTAAAATCGACAAGACAAAAGAGAGCTTTTACAAGTGCAAACTCGAGAGAGGAGAAGAGACTTAGAACTGCAAATACAAATACAGTGCAAAAGAAAGCTCAAGTTACAAATGTAAATGCACTTGCGAAGAATATGAGCAGTATGACCATTGGTAAGAAACACACCCTAACCAATAATAATGAAAAAACATTAATGCAAGATATTGAAAGAACTCGATGCGCGAATCACCTTACGAACCGTACGAAACTAAAGAATATATTCAGTGTTTTGAATAGAGTCAAGTATGTGCAGGGTTATCATTTTATTGCACTCCAGTTATTACGAAGAAAATCAGAACATTCAGCCTACAATATATTTGGTTCTGAGGGAATGAAACGGTTTCTGATGCTGAAACCAGAGGTCCGTCCAAAACTAATGAGGTCACTATCGCCTTTATTTCCTGTATTTCCACCCCTTAAACCTCTTCAAAAGGAATTTGAGTTTGATATTCTTTTGATGCAAATTTCAGTCAACTTTGCCCAAGAATTCTACATTAATAACGAATCCTGTGAACACAAATTGTTAGATTTTTTACTTTCTCCAGCAAAAACATTAAACTATGAAAATGATGTGAGTTTTTTTCAGGATAGAGACTTGTTTACATTGTTTTATTTGTTCATACTGAGACATTTGAGTATAGTAATTACTGAGACCATTAAGCAAAAAAAGCTGACTAACACAGAAATGCATAACCCAATGTCGTTTATATCCAAAAACGACATTGAGGCTAAAACCATCGATTCGGTAAAAGGTCACATTAAGACTGATTTAAAACATTACAAGTCTCATTGTCTTGCAGCATTCACAGTCATGCTTCTGGACATTCCGTTTGGTAACATAGGAAGCAATAGTATTAAAGATCATCTGAGGGGAGCACAACAGCTCATACACGTAACAAACTTACCTGGCCCAAACTCAAACTCGCAGAGCCTAAACTTGCAAGGGATAAAACCATTTTGGGGTCACCCTGAAATTACATTTAGTACCGTTCAGGAACCTTTGTTCATCAAGTTT